TTGTATAGCTTCTTGCTCCTTGTTACCTGCTGCCTGAGTTCTGGTAGACTTAACAGTGCCTTTGCTACTGGGTTTCTGCTCTGTCTTTGCCGTTTGCCTTGGAGCAGTTTTTTTAGGTTCTTCCTTTGTAATCGTTTCTTTAGGCTGTTGTGTAATCGCTTGCTTTTGCTTTGGTTCATTTGTCATCTCCTCTTTTACTGTTTTTACAGATCTTTCTTCTTTAGGTGTTTCCAAGACTTCCATAAATGTTTTACTCTCTTCTTGAATCATTGTAACCATTTCTTCTTTTAATGTCTCTACAGGCATTTCTTCCATAATCTGTGCTACCATTGGTGACTCCATTACAATAGCGCCAGTCTCTTTAGATGCTATTTCAAATGTCAAACCTGTTTCTTCAATACTTAATTCTAACCTTGTACCTTCTTCTAAATTACCTGATGCAAAAAACTCTTCTTCAATCATAGACTCTAATCCAGATATAATGTCATAGATCTCATTCTCTGTAAGTTCTGTCGTGTTTAATGCTGCGTTAATGTTTTCAATTTCTTGTGTTGTTAATGGTTCATGATCATCTATTGGAAAATCTAATAGCAACTCTGCACCTAGTAAGTTAGGTCCTAGATTAGTTGTGTTTGTATTTAAAGATCCATCATAGCCTTCCCAATACCACTCATAACTTGCTCCGCCTGTACCATTCCAAACTAGATTGTCTTGAAATTGTCTACTGTTAGCATTATACCCAGCATCTTCAAGTCTTGTAGTTGTCATTTGTGCTAGTGTGTTACCTTGTGCATCTTTAATTTTTATATGCAGTTTATAAGTATCCTCTGCGCCGGATGATACACCACAACTATAAGAACTATTACCATCCTCACAGTTTTGTATTGAAAAATAAGAATTTAATTGTATACCACCATCTAATTTTTTTTGTGTTGATGTATACGTTGTGCCATCTTCAACACCATCTATGTCAAGTAATGTTCCACTTGCACCAACTTTCATTTGATAGCTTGTTTCTAATTCACCACTAAACGCTGTACCACAGGCATTATTAACTTGTGTTGGACAAGTTATATCAAAACCATTGTGTGTAGAATTATTTCCTAGTGCACCTGTAGACCCAGATTGAACACCATCTAAATCAAAATTATCTCGTGAAGAAGATGTTGTGCCTGCGTTAGGTAGTATGTTTGTAGATGTTGCAGTATCGTTTTCTGCTTTAGCTATTGTACATTGCAGTACAAAATAAAAAACAAAAAATGCTATTATAACTGGTTTAATCTTCATCATGATCGATAGGTTTTAACTTCTCAATCTTAATTTCGTTTTCTTTATCTATTTTTTCTCTCTTTTTCATACGCTTAACATATGTTTTATAATCTGGTCTTTCGTGGTCGTATTTACTCCACAATGTTAATGCATCTTTACCTATCTTACCGTCTATAGGACATGGTGTACCTGCTTGTATCATAGATTCAAACACTCTTTCATCTTGACATAAAATGGCTACAGCTGCAACCTTCATACCAAAATCATTTAGTATTCTGGATAACTTTAATCTTTCACAATTTTTATCAATAAAATGTTTACCACCCGTTATACCTAAACCAAATGTTTGAACACCTGCTGATGCACCTGTGCTACATACATCTTGTGTCATAGAGTTGTATGACGGTGCTGACGCTGTTGGCGGTGCTGATCGTATATTAGAATTACTTGTACTATTTGTAGTTGTGCTAGAAGAAGACCCAGACTGGTACGTTGTTGCACCACCTGTGTACCCACCTTCAATACTTGTATTAGATCCACTTACATTTGTTTGTGTTTCTGCGCTGTGTACTTTACTAGTTACACCTATAAATATTATTACTAATGCTAAAAGCAAACTTATTTTGTTCATTAGCACCCACAATTATCACAAAATTTAATCATGGCTTTTAAATAACCATTCTTTATATTTGTTCCACGTTTTTTTAATCCATTTAATCATTTTTTTTCTCCTCAATTTCATAAAAGAAATTATCAGTATCTTCTGTTTTCCATTGACCAGAGTTTTCTACATTCCACTCTGATGTTTGTACTTTCCAGTCAGGAATAGTATTCTTAACTGTGAAAGAAGGGATATCCCATATTATTCTGTTATTTGGCTGAGCCGCATAGTTCCCATCGTCAAGGGCTATGATATGTGCGCACTTGTGCTCGTGCGGTATTTCCGAATGATCGGTATCTACTATATTACTCTCTGGATGTGCAAAGTCAATTGTAAAAAGGTATGATCCTTCATGCCATTTTTTATCTTTTCCTATATATTTACCGTGTTGTCCGTCTAAAAGATCCCAACGAGTAACAGCAGGATAATAAGAAAAACAATTCCAAAGTTGTAATTCATCAAGTCTTTTAGTTGGAACAGTTTCCGGTTTGTAACCACGTTGAATAAAAGCCGAAATTGGTAACCTATAAAAGACAGCACCATTTTCCATAATGCAATGAAATAAGATTGCACGGCCGGTAAGTGCTGACATACCAAAGATAATACAGTCTTCGACTTCTCCTTTATGACTTTTAAGATCATATAAATATTCTTTTCTAATTTGTGCATATGTTGCTGGAATGTTTGCGTTTAAATAAGCCATAGTTAATCATTTATTGTTCCCCAATTTTTGCCTGATTCGTAATCTACTTTGTTTGGGATTTCCAACTTAACAGCATTTTCCATAATCTCAACAATTTTTTTAGCTTGTTCTGGAGATTCTACAGAAACATCTAATTCATCATGTATTTGTATGTGCGCTACAATGCCTTCTTTGTATAAATCTAACATAGATTTTTTTGTCATGTCTGCTGCTGATCCTTGTATTAATTTATTTAATGCTTTGTATGTGTATGCTCTTTTAATTCCTGGTCCATGTTCCCTTAGCGCTTCTTCATGAGGCAATGCTTTATGCATACCAAATTGATTGGGCTCCCATAAATGAAACCTACACAATCTACCTAACAATGTTCTTATCTGTCCTCGTTCCTGCGCTCTGTTAGATGCAGCGTTCATGATTTGTTTTACGAATGGAACTTTAGCATGATACTGATCAAATAATTCTGCAGCTTTATCTTTCGATACACCAAGCTCTGCTTGTAGTTTAGCTTTACCCATACCATAAAACAAACCTAAGTTAATTGTTTTGGCCTGGGTCCTTGGTATCTCTGCCATGTCAGCTACAGTTTGATGAAAGTCTGCAGCCGCATCATTTTCATAGTTATCTATAACATCATTGACTGATGGAAATTTATAAAGCGATGCATAATGAACTACTAATCTAGGTTCTTGTTGTGAGTAATCAAAACATCCCCAGGTTCTACCTTCATCAGGTAAAAACAAAGATCTAATCATTGGTCCAAGATCCTTATTTCTTGCTGGTAGTTGTTGTAAATTAGGATTCGAATAACTAAACCTACCTGTAACTGTGCCACCTTGATCTGATCTTATTTGATTAATATCAGCATGTATTCGTCCTTTATGTTCATATCTCAATATGGTATCTATAAATGTAGTATGAGCTTTATTTATTTCACGAGCTCTTGCTATCATTTTTACAACAGGATGTTCGTGTTCTTGTAAAAAGTTTTTAGTAAAGGAAGGAGAATTAGTTTTAACAGTACGTTCATATGGTAAAGAAAGTTTATCAAATACTTTTGCAATACTTCTGGCAGCCCATATCTGAGGCTCTATTGTGGTTTCTTTACTTATTGCTAATAGTAATTTCTTCTCTTCTGTTTCTAATTCTTGCTTTAGGAGAGTGGCTCTATCTGAGTCTACCCGAACTCCCAAGAAGCGCATATCGACAAGACAAGGAAAAAGATCAGTCTCAAGATTAAATATAGATTCGATGTCTTGATGTATAATTTCTTTTTTAAATATTTGCCAAAGTTCTAAAGTTAACTCAGCATCTTTCTCTGCATAAGATCCAACATACATTGCAGGTAGTTTCCACATTTCAGATTTAGGATCTAATCCTCTAGACTTTGCTTCTTCGTTTAATGCAACTTCATTCTTACCGTGTCCAAGATAGTCCCAAGATAAACTATTTAAATCATATCTAAATCTATTCTCATCAATAAGAGATGCAGCTATCATTGTATCTACGATTAAACCATTAATTGTAGAACCTAGAGCTCTAATCCAACACACGTCATACATTGCATTGTGAAATATTTTTATAGCATCAGAAGCTAAAATATCTTTGAACCATTCTAAAGTTTTCTTTCGGTCCATGTTTGGTCCTGAGTCATGAGCAATGGGAAAATAATATTTACGTCCTGGTACAGCTACAGCGATACCAACAACTTCACCATTACCGATAACAGAACCAGATCCCATTGTTTTTAAATCAGGATCTCTAGTTTCTAAGTCAATTGCTATTTCATCGTATGGACGTAGATCTGGATACTCTTCCGGTTCTATCCATTCAGTCTGTGCTGTAAATAAAGGTACCTTCATTTTTTTTTCATGTCTTTCATTTTTTTAATTTCCAATTCACAATAATGTATAATCTTTTCTAAGTCTTCTATACCATTTTTTGTAAGATATCTACAAACATATTTCACAACGTTCCCCTGGAAGAACGAAAGATTATTTTTTGAAATAAATTCATAGGGCTGAATGTGAAAAGATTTATAATGCTTGCCGCCTATCTGCTTATTTTGCGGTGCTATATCTTTAAATATACTATCGTCTGTCATACCTGGTAACCCTTCCTTTCTATTTTTGATTTTAATAAATATAAATTTTGTGCTGCTCTCGTGTAAGCAACATAAAATACTCTATGCTCTTCGTCTCTTTTTGCTTGACTTCTTTGCAAAGCTTTTCTAATCTTATGCGCTAAATCTAAAGCAACAATAACATTTTCTTCCTCACCACCTTTAATAGAATGTATTGTAGATAAAAAGACTCTAGGTTTATCACTTAACTTTTCACCGTTAGATAATAAATTTCTTATGTTTAATTTATCTTCATACTTAGCAGCAACAAAAGAATCAAACCAAGGTATATCTTTATCTAATTGTTCTTCACCAGTGTATTCTTTTATCTCTTTCATTTGATGTTCTTCTAATGGTTCTCCTTTACACCAACGTTGATATAATAAAATAGTTCTATATAATTTTTCGCTAAAACTTTTTTCTTTTTTTGTAGCACAATAAATTCCACGTCTTTTTAATTCATCCATTATATTTCTTAATCTTGATCCTGTTCTTGCAAGAATCAACCACTTACCTTCTTTTATATTAATTTGTGATAAATCACTAATCTTTTCTACTTTACCATCGACCTCTCGTGCCTTATAATTCTTGGCTACTTTTTTACCTTGTATCCTGTCTATAATTTGTAATGCATAGGTTTGTACATTCTTTGGGATACGTCTTGATTTATTTAATATTATTTCTTTATCTGCTTTAACATCTATAAAACTATCTACATCAGCTCCGGCCCAACTAAAGATTGCTTGGTCATCATCGCCTGCTAAATAAATATGTTTTGATTTTTGTTTTAAAACTTCAAACATCTTCCATTGTAGCTTTGATAAATCCTGAGCTTCGTCAACAAAGATGGTGTCAAATTCTGGACATTTTTCTGCCTCATTTATAAATTGATGAATCATATCGTTAAAGTCGATTAGGTTATTATTTTTTTTATACTCTACTAAATTAGTAGAGATATGTTTTAAAGTATTCCAACTCACATCGTTTCTATTATGTTC